GGCCACGCCGAAGTCCGCCACCATCTCTTTGGCGTCGTTGAGAAACTCGGTTCCGTAGAGGCTCATCCTATACTTGCCCGGATTGGTAGGGGGCACAAAAAAGGCCCCCATTGCTGGGAGCCTCGTTTGTTTGCCTTGCGGCGGCTGATTAGGCCGTGGTGAGGCGGTTGAGCGAGGTCGCGCGACCGACAGCGGCACCGAAGAGCAGCGTGGCGGTGACGTTGTAGTAACCGCTCTGCTCCTGGCCCATGAGGACCTGGACGCCGAGGCCGGTGTCGGCGTCGACAGCGTTGGCGACTTCGAAGCCCGGGATTTCGGACATCGGGAGGGCGCTGGCCACCGCGATGGCGTCAGCTCCGCACGAAAATCCAGCGAGGCTTTCCGCGTTGGCAGGGAGGCTGTTCCACTGGTAGACCGAGGCGCCAGCGAGGGTGCCGATCTGGCCGGAGGTCAGGATGCCAGCACCGAGGACGGAGTTACCGATGATGGTGGCGTCGGCGAGAAGGCCGTTAGCGTAGGTCGGGTTCAGGATGAACGCGCGGGGTTCAGCGGCCTTGGCGGCGTCGAGCACGCCCTTGGAGGCGACGACTTCAGCGTAGGTCAGGCCAGCGCCGGTGTTCGTGCCAGAAGCGAAGTTCGCGACGGTGATGAGCGCGCCGATTTCAGCCAGGCACTTTTCAGCGAGGGCGTTGGCGGCGGTCGGGACGAAGGCGTTCGAGAGGAACTGAGCGCCATACATCTTGACGTCGAGGGGCGAGAAGCGGCTCGAAACCTTAAAATGTTTTAAGGTTACGTTGGCGGCGGTGATCGTCGCGTCGTCCTGGGTGAGATAGCCGCCGGTCGAGAACTCGGTGGCGGTGGAGGTGCCGATCAGCGGAACCTGGACCGTCTTGCCAGCGCCGGATTCGGCAGCGGTGAAGACGGACGAGAAGGCGCGGAGGGCCGGGAGCTTGCCCTTGAGGGAAGCGATGACGCTTTCAGCGAGGATGCTGGGAGCGACTGCGATGGAGTTAGCCATGATGTGTTAGGATAGGGTGAGGGTTGAGGGAAATTAGATGCAGGCCTTGATGATGGCGTGCTTATGAGCGGCGAAGTATTCGTTGCGCTCTTTGGAGCCGACCGCCAGGGACATGAAGGTGGCGAGGTGGTCGACGGCTTCGGCGGTGGGCTTGCCATCCGCGGGGCTGAGTTCGACCGGGGACACGCCGACGGAGGCCACGATCTTGGCGGCTTCCTTGGAGGCGCTGACCTTGCTGGCTTCGTGCTCGGCGACGAGGGCCTTGAAGGACTCGGACTCCTTGACAGCCACTTCGAGGGCGGCGGTCAGTTCGGCGAGCTTGGCGTCCTTGGACGCGGCTTCGACCTTGAGGCTTTCGAGTTCGGCAGAGACGCCGACCGTCATCTTCTCGACAGTGGTGCGGAGGTCGTCGCGTTCGGCGGTGAGGCCAGAGACGGCGGCGGTGGCGGCGAGGAGTTGCTCTTCGATGGTCATCTTAGATTTGCGGTTAATGGAATTAGAACGAACGCAGGGCGTCGTTGAAAGAGTCGGCCAAGCCTGTCACCAAGCCCTGGGCGGCGGCCTGCTTGCCGGAGAAGACCTGGCCTTCCATGGCCTCGGCCTTCACCATCTTGCGCTTCATGTTCACGGCTTCCTTGAACTCGGCGTGGATCGTGTCGACGCCCTCTTGGAGGTTGCCGAGTTGGCCTTCGTCGAGGCTCGTGCCTTCGATGCCAGCGCCCTTGAACTTGCCGGACTTGATGACCACCATCTTGATGCCGGCCATCTTGGCGGCTTCGGAGTAGTCAGGAATGGCCATGTAGACGCCGATGGAGCCGACGGTGGAGGACGGGCTGGCGACGACGCGGTCGGCAGCGGAGCCAATCCAATAGGCGGCGGACGCCATCTCGGAGTCGGTGTAGGCAAGGGTAGGCTTGCCGAAGTTGCGGACCTTGTTGGCGAGTTCCTCGACGCCGGTGACCGTGCCACCAGGGGAAGAGATTTGCAGGGCGACCTTCTCGACATCGGGGCTGGCGGCGAACGCGTCCAGAGCCTCGGAGATTTCGTTCACGTCCACGGCGCCCATCATCTTTTCGAGAGGGGACAGGCCCTTGCCGATCACGCCGACGACCGGGATGATGCCGATGCCGTCGACGACGTAGGGCTTAGGGGCCACGCCGAAGAGCTGCGCGAGCATATCCGTGAAGCCGAACTTCTCGGCTAGGACCGCGTGGTCTTTCGCCTTGGTCGGGTCGATGAGTAGGGGCTCGCGGCCCGACAGTCCGTTGGTGAGGAAACGCATAATGAAATTAGGAAGCGGGTTGGTCGGGGGTTACGTCGGAGTCGTCATCTTCCATGTCGTCCTCTTCGGGTTCAGCCTCGGGGGCTTCCGGGCCTTCCTCGACGTCGCCGCTGATCGTGCCGACCGGGGTGTTGGACGGACGGAAAAGCAGTTCGAAGGGGATGCCGTATTGCTCGGCCAAGTCCTTGATGTGGACCATGTCGGAAGCCCGCTTGGCCATCTCGGTGCGGAAGTCTAGGCCGCGCTGGGCGTAGAGCTCAGACATGGACAGCAGGCCCATCTCGACGTCGGCCCGGTCGTTAGCGGCTTCGCGGCCAGCGTCGACAGTGACAGACTTCGGGGTCGTCCAAGAGACGCGGTTCCAGTCCGGGTCGTCGGGCAATTCGCCGGCGGCGATGCCTTGGCCGATGATGTAACCCCACGTCGGGACGCAGAAGTTCTCGATCATGATGGTCTGATACTTCGAGAAGACGCGGCCAGCCTTGGCAGTGATGAGGCGGACGGTGGCTCCGCCCAGCTTGGAGGAGTCGCCGACGAACTCGTAAGGGAGCACGCCCTGGGAGATGTCGCGTTCCAGAGCCGCAAGGAAGCCGGTGAAGGTGGCGTTGGGGCGGTTGCTCTGAAAGGACGTCATGCTCTCGCCGGGCTCGAGAACAATCAATTTGCCGCCCATCGTGTTGGCTAGGTTGGAGTACGACGAGCCGTTGGTCGCCCCAAGTTCTCCAGCCATGTCTGAGTCAAGGACGCCACCAGCCTTAGTGATTACACGATTTACGTCACCGTTGTCCTTACACGCCTGTTTCTCCAGCGCTAGGAGTTCCATTTCATCCTGGATCGTGTTGACCGAATGTTGCAGCAGGGGCACGCCGCGAGCGCCGGACGCATACTCCTGGTCGACAACCATCATCATCGACTGGGCGAGGATCTGGCGGGACGAGCCGTCGGAGCGGTAGATGTTCACGGCGATGTATTCGCCATACGGACCGAACTGGATGCCGTCATGCATACCCTCGGGCACCTTGCCTTCGAGAGGGTCGCCGACGCGGTGGGCTTCCATCAGCTGGAGTTTGGCTTCACCGGCGCCGTTACGCACCTTGGCGGCGAACGAGTCACCGTCGCGGATCATGCCGCGGAGAAGGATGGACTGAGCCTGGTAGAACGAAAAGCGGTTCGTGATGTCGATGCGCTTGGCCTTCTCGGCGAAGTAAGCCTCATAGCGTTCCTGCATCTCAGGGGTCGATGCGTGGCTCTGGGGCTTGATGCCGTCGCCCACGGTGTAGAGGCAGATATCCGCCAGAATCTGTTTGAATAGGCCGGAGTTACGTTCGGCCCAGCGGCACTTGCGCACCATCGTAAGGCGGTCGTAAGGAGTCAGGTCACGGCGGAGGTCACGCGGTTCGGCGCCGTAGGCCGCACGGCGGGCACGCGTCACGCCGATGGACTGCCAGTCACCGTAGGAAGCCTGCGGCTGCGGGGCGTTCGGGGCAGGCGTCACCGGCTTGGGACGCAGGCTGACGGTCTTAATCTTCTTGCGGATGGCCATGGAAAGTTAGTCCTGACGGTTCTGCCAGTCGGTCGAGATGACCGTGCGGCGAGCGCCGTAGGTCGAAGGGTCAAGGCGGCTCAGGGCGAACATGGCCTCGGCGAGCATCTCCTTCGGGGGCATGGCGAACTGCTTGGACGCAGACGATCCAGAGTCGGAGTAGGACATCAGGGTCTTACCTTCGGTGATCATGGCGACCGCCTTGGCTTTGATGTCTAGGAGTTCGCACTCCGTAAGTCCGATAAAGAGTCCAGAGGCCATTTAAACTTGCCGAGAATGGAAGCCCGAGAGGGGGTGCGCCGCCCAGCCCACGCCATGAGTCTCTTCCTCCCACGACACTAAACGACGCACCCTTGCATATAGCGTGCCAAGGGTCATGACGGTTGCAAGTCGGTTTCGGCAGTTTCCCGACCGGCGATGCCCCAGCGGACCGCGGCCAGCAGGGCGAGGATTTCACAGTCCATGGCGTGGTTGTCCTTCTTGCCCTGGGGAAGAATCCACATGGGCTTCCCGGTCCGCTTATCCTTTACGCGGACTTCGGCTGAGAGCTGCTCGACATACTCGGGGCTGGCATCGAGGGCGTAGCTCCAGACGCGGCGAGCCCGCAGGCCGTGCAGGAGGTCTTTGCCGGCGGTGGCCGAGTGGACGATCAGGACGGCCCGCTGCGGGATGCCAGGGACGACGATGGACTGCTTCTCGGAGTAGAAGCGGCGGGTCGTGTTGCCGGACTTGTCGGTCACCGCGAAGTCGTCGGAGCCTGAGCCCTTGGCGGTCTTCCAGTTCCGCTTGGCCGTTTCACGGTAGACCTCGGTCGTGTTGTCGCCGGAGTCGACGAGCACCATGGCATGATGGACGCCGTGCTGTTTGGCGAACGCCTCGACGTTGCCCCATGAGTCGATGCGGGCGAAGGCCATCAGGCGGCTATGCCCGGTCTTGGCCCATCGGCGGACAGTCACCCAGAAGTGGCCACGCTGGACGTCGACCCCCATCGTGCGGAAAGGGATGCTCCCGGGCACGGCGTCCTTCTGCTCGACGACGCGGGCCTTCGGCGTGATCGCGGCCTCCGCGTCCCAAGGGTCGGCCATCTTGTAGTTCGCGGCCTCCGCCAGAGCCACCATCTCGCCGCCCTCTTCGCTCCAGGGCAACGCCAGCCGCTTCTGCTTGAAGATGCGCCGCGGTTCCTCGTCGCCGTATTGGTCTACCGACTCCTTGGCCTTGAGCATCAGCACGCCGAGCTCGCCCCAGCTCATAGTCGCAAGGCTGTTCCAATGCAGGCCGATGTGCCCGGAGTTTGCGGCGGCCGATGTGGCTACAAAGGTTCCCCTGGCGTTGGCTTCGAGGCGAGAAGCGTTCGTGTCGGGCAGATGCGTCCGGCAGGCCGCGCACTCGTAGGTCGTGCCGGTGCTGACCTTGTGCAAGTCCCACGTGCCCGTCGACTTTGCGTCCTCGGGAAACCTGATCTGTTCCCAGACCCACGGCTGAAGGTGGTCGCACTTCGGGCACCTCATGTTCCAGTCACGTTGGTCCGTCGTCTCGTGCAGCTGATGGAACTCCTGCCCAGCCCGTCCGCCCTGGGATAGGAAGATGCGTTTGCCCATCCAGCCGAACGCCGTCACGCGCGCGCTCAGTTCAGCCAAGTGTCCGGGCGGCGCCATCCAGCACTCGTCGGCGATGGTGTAACGCAGGGACAGGCGCTGAAGGTTGGCCTCGTTCCAGATGCCGCGGCAGTAAAGCGTCATGCGGTCGAAGTCCGCAGTGGTCGAGCGGTCGAGGTCGTCGCCCGAAAGACGCGCCTTCACCGGCGGGCAGTTGTTCCAGACCGGGCGGAGGTAGCGTAGCGCGAAGTCCTTGGCCTCGGGGTCGGTGGCCTGAAGGACCATCGTCGGGCCGGGAGCGTTTGCGATGATGTGGCAAGTCAGCAGGCGAGCGAAGAGGGACTTGCCCGATTGGATGCTGGCAAGGACGGTCAGGAGTTTCGTCTCTGGATCGGCGGCGATGCGTAGGGCCTCGGCCACCCAAGGCGTGCGCTCGGAGCGGAACGGCCCGGGCATCGGTGAGTCAGGGATGGCGTGGACGTTAGACTCCAGCCACTCTACCACGTCGCCCGAGTCGGACGGCTTCAGCACGTCACGGCCTACGCGGAGGAGGTCGGTCTTATTCATAAAGCCCTGCCTCCTTGAGCAGACGATACAGCTCGTCGGACAACTCCGACCACTTCCTCGGCTTGCGCTTGAACGGACGCGACGGCTTCGGCATCGGCTTGCGCCTGTGCTTGGGCTTACGCTTCGTCATGGGTCGATAGGTCTGCCTTCACGCGGCGCACCCAAGCCTCCAGAACTTTCACCGCCTTCGCCGGGTTCTCGGGGTTGCACCCTTCCGCCACGTCCAAGGCCAGCTTGTCGAGGCGGTTGACGATGCCGGCGGTCATCTCGCGCATCGCTTCGGTGGCTTCCTTGGCGGAGATGTAATCCTTCGTCAGGATGAGCCTACGCTCCTGCTCTTCCTCGAGGGCGACGAGCGTCTTCAGTGAGGCGTTATAACTCGACTGATACTTCCCCTGGTTAGGGTCGCCCCCTTCCATCGCGGCCTGCCAGACGCCACGCGCCCGACTGACCAAGGTCCGATGTTCGCTGATCGTGTCAGCCAGGGAGCCGTCGTCGAGCTGCGCCGGTGCGGCCTTCGGTGCCGCGGCCCGCTGCACGTTCGCCCGGGCTTCCCGCCAAGCCCGAGCCGCGTCGATGCTGTCGGTCGGCATGCCTTCGCGTCGAAGGACCGAGATGCGTTGCGCGGTGACGCCGAGCGCCAAACCCAGTTCTGAGTTGGTTAGAGCCATGGTTTGTTAAACGGCCTGTTTCCGCTCTGTGACCCCACGAAAAACCTTCGTGGTGTCGGGCCACGCGTGACGTAGGGGGGGGTCTAGGAGACTCCTTAGAGGGGGTATATGGGCCGTTTTCATCGCTTGGGCGTGGCAGGGGGCAGGGGGC